TTTCATTGCCCAAGTCAAACTCAAGTTTTGAACAAACACCAAAAGCAGTTCCACTATCCAATGTCATTGTCAAATTCTGACATACAGGTGGTACAGTAGTGTTGTAACTTGGAGTTGGGTTAGTGCCATCAGATGGCATACCATCACACATTCCAGTAAATGTCCAAGCAATCTTGCCTACAGCTCCAGATTCCATAGTGATGACAGCATTGCCTACACAGCCTTTGAAATCCCATTGCATTCCATCAGCAAAGTATCTGATTGATACTGTGTCGATTGGTGTGTCATCCTGATCTAAAGTGTAAGGCATTGAAGATTCATCTTCCTTGAAACCACTAGCTTTCCACAATGGGAAATCTTTTGGTTCAGTATCAGAACCAGGACCTTTCAATTCTGTTGTAAAGTTGATTGTTGCCACGATAGAACCAGTAACTCCAGCCATGTTGTCCAAAGAACCCAAGTTTCCAACCCTTTCGTGTTCATCGCCACTAAATTCAACAGAAACATCTTCTGCCAAGTGGTAGTCAGAGTTTGCTATTGAAACAGCAGTACCTGGTGTGGTTTCAGCAGCCCAACCGATATATTGCTTTCTTCCTAGTTTAGCCATTATTCCTTACCTCCGTTTTGTGCTGCAAGTTTTTTCTCGTGCAGTTCGAGAATAGCTTTGATTCTGTCATCAAAGTATGATTTCTTTGCGACAGACTTCGCCTTAATATTTTTTTTAGCCATAATTACATGATCCTCCTAAAAAGGTTTATGGTTGTATATTACACATTTTTTTCAATAAAGCAAATATTTGGGTAATATAGGGAATGTTAGAGGTTGCCTAGCGAGAAAAGTTTACTTTTCGACCTCCTTGTCAAAACTGTCGTGGGAACAGGTGCAGCCATCCCACACTTTGACTGGAGCTAAAAAGTCTTTCGGTATCTTATCTGAAGTTGAATATCACAGATTGCTGGAGTTCCAAGATCAGTCCAGATGAATGGTGGACCAGACATTGTTATGTTTGTTTCAACGACACTTGCATTTCCAAGAGTTGGATCTTCAAAGATGAGTTTGTTCACATCCTCTATGACTTCGTTCACACTTGCCTTGACATCATCAGTATCAACATCTTCAAGATAACATCTCAATCCCACATTCCATAGATAATCTTCAGCACCACCTATGAATGGATCGTTTGTGTTTGAACCCATGACAATGCTTATGATTGGGAAATCATATCCATCAAGGTCTGCCATCTGTACTGGATAGTCCAAGACATCACCAACACTTTGCTGGTATCCATTGCCTGTTGTTATGGTTTCAAGTTTTGATTTCAAACTTGCGATTACTGCATCTCTTGTGCTTACCATTATCTGTTATCCCTATTTGCCTTTGATGCTGCATTTCTGTTTGCTTGTTTCATCTCTGTGAATATTTTACCCTTTACAGTTGGAAAAAGATCCCTAAATCCCTGTTCTGCAAATCCTTTCTTTTCTATTCCATCTTTTTTGAGTTTTAAACCAACAGCACCAGCAACTCTCCTTGCTTGGCTCATCCCACCTCTTTTTCCTGGAGCAAGAGAAAATCCAAACTTTTGATTTACCCATGTTGTCAGTCTTTCCATACCCTTACGACTAGGGAACTTTGGTTTTCCTCCCCTTTCTTGAGCAACTCCATATACAGCCATCCCACCTTGCTGAGTTATTCCTATTGTTGCTGTTCCTTTCTTTTTGTCTACATAAGGTCCAGGAATTGGGATCAGGGATTCGCTTAATTGACCACTCATGTTCATTTGTTTTTTGCCTATTTGCTCTCTTGCTTTCATTACAGCCTTTACTGACAGTTCCTTACATGCATCTTCAAGCCCATTCTTCATTCCTTTAGATAGTTCTGCAACATATCTTTCCAGTTTTTTAGTTCCCTTGAATATTACTCTGTCTGCCATCAGACTTGAGAAAGGACATAGTTGTCCAAGATCATCTTGGCTTCTTTTGGAAAAGAGGTTTTGTCAAACTCTGTTGTGTATGCCAAACTCTCTCCAGCTCTGCTCTTTGATGACAGTCCAGCTCTTCCATCCCCTTGTTTTGAATCGTTGAAAAGTTTTGCTGCTATTATTGCTACAGCATATTCCAAGTCATTGGGGACATTGCCGAATGTTACTGTTATGGCATCTGTGTCCCAATCACTTGTGTCGTAGCCAGGTTGATAATTTACTTTGAGGTTCAGGAAACCTGTTGTTGGACTAGCACCATCAAACCTGACTACACCCTCTGCACTAAATACATCGTAGTCATCACTTGATATTGTGTCATCTCCACCAGTCTTGGCATAGTTTTCCACAATGGAGTTTATGGTGTTTAGAGGTTTGTTCCTCAAATACAACCGACTGTTCAGGACATCTGTGGGACTGTAGAACTCATCTATGGCAGATCCTGGTTTCTCAAGATAATCTCTTCTGGTATACTTGGATGCCATTTGTGTTGCGACACCCAAGAGCAATTTCAAAGTATTATCTTTTCCTGATCCACTTATCTTCAGATAGTCCTTTACGACTGAAAGCCTTGCTAAAGCCATCTTTAGTTCTTTGCTTGGAAACCAGCAATAGTAACCAAACCATCAAAACCTGTTGGAGATGAATCTACTTTGGCATTGATTGCTTTGTTTATAGCAGAAGTCTTTATTGGGGTTGTAAGGTTTACAACAATATTCCCTGTAACTGCTGTAGTAACAGTCGTATAGAAACTCATCAATACTGTTGTTGCTTCCAATATGTCAATCTTCAATATCGCAGATGCTCCAGCCTTGACAGCAATAGTAATGTCAGTTATGTAAGTGAACCTTGCTGTATCAGCAGCCAAAACCTCTGTTGAAGTTGCATCTGTAAGGTTTGCTTGTGCGTGAACAATCTCAAGTCCAGAAAGAGTACCTTGACCAGAATTATTTATTCCAGACATCAGTCATCCCCCTTTTTTGCTTTCTTCTTTGGCTTTGGAGCAACTTTGGCTTCAACAACCAATCCTTTCTTCAGAAGTCTTACAGAACTTCCAGGAGAGATTTCTACAACATCTCCTGTTCTGTACTTGATTCCCTTAAGGCTAAAATCTCTTTTAATTTCGTATTTCATTTGTTTATCCTCTTTTTATTTATTTTTGTGGGGGAGTAAAAACCCCCCCACTCGTTGTTATCGCAGATTATGAATTAGAGATATTATGTAATACCATCTATTTCAACAACAGCACCACCGAATCCATCAATAGTGGTATTGACCAAAGAGTTAGAATCAACTAGCTCATAAGCTCTCATACCAAATTGTACTGATTCCCAAGCAGTACCACCGATTTCGGATGTGTCAATCCTTAAACCAGAACTGTGTCTGAACACAGCCATTGCTCTGTCCCAAGCACCATACCAGATGCTAGTGTCCACAGCTTGTGGGTTCAAGAAGATTGGAGCTCCGAAGATCGTTGCTGATTCAGGAGCAAGTCCCAAATCTCTGTTGTAAATTGGAGCAGAACCAGCAGTCAATGACATGATTCTTTCCAAGTTGTTAGGGTGCATCATCCACATAGTAGGTAATGCCCTGTATTCAACAGCCAATTCGTGGTAACATGCTTTTAAGTGAGCATAAGTCAAAGCACCAGAAGTGGTTGGCTTATCCCAAGCAGTACCATCAATAGTTCCACTAAAGTTAGAACCATCAGTAACCTCGTTTTCAATAAGTCGCCTTAAAGCAACGATTTGGTTTGCTGTAGTTTCACCGATTAGGTCTACAGCAGTACCAGCCAAGAGTTCTTGTGACATGTAACTCAAAGCAACTGCCTTGTCAAGAGCAAAACTTCTCTCAACGAAAGTTGGCTTTTGGTCAGTAGTGTCAGCATTTTCAGCTACGATTGCTGCTGTTAAGTCAGCAGAGATTGCTGGAACAGCACCTTGTGTAGACTGAACAGTAATGTTTCTCAACATGTCCTGCATTCTTGGTCTATCTATTTGCATTACAAAGAACTCATCTGCCAACAATTCAGTTGGTACAGTAAATCCACCATCAGCGTTTGTAGTAGACATTGGGTTGTCTGCTTTGGTGTAGATTGATGAATCTTTGATTTCTGCTCTCTTGTAGAAAGCATCTTTTCTCTCCCAGTTTTTCTGGAAGTGAGCCTGTGTTAAACCACCTAGATATGCTCTGATTCCCTCAGCACTTTTCCAAGTAGCATCAACAACAGGATCTTTTACCCTAATTTCAGAATCAGGGTTTACTTTGATTTCTTTTCTTTCAACTTTAGCTTCAGATTTTTCTTCTTTAGGCATAGCGTTAGCAATAGCTTTCTCTACGATAGGAGATAAAACTTCTTCTAAGTTCAAGTCAAGATCATCATTTTTGTTTATATCTTTTGACATAATATTAAATATCCTCCATATTTGATTTTTTATGTGCCAAATAGTTGCTAACAGCTCTTCGGAGAAGTTCTAGTTTCTTCTCTCGTAAGTCTATCTCCACTTCTTCTTCAGCATCTTTGTTTTCATTTTGTTCCAATAATTTATCAACCTTTTCATTAAGGTTGTTTATCTTTTCTTGTAGTTTAGCCAAGTCTTTGTTGTATCCAGGACATTCTGGATTATCCATTGGACATTCGCCTTTCTCTTTTTCAAGTTCTTTCTTCTCATTACAGCAACCACATTCTTGGTTTTCTCCCTCTGTGCTGTCTGTAATGGTTGATTCCATACACATTTCTTGAGCAATAGCAAATGCTTGACCTCTTTCCATTGTTGGATTTTCTTCCAAGATGATTGGAATTTTTCTTTCAATACACTCATCAACAGTTTCTTTCTCTTCTTTGGTTTGCATAAGTGTCTTTATCAAGTTAGGGCTTTTTATGTCCATTGACTTGATTGAGTGAATAACAGCATCAGGGTTTGCAGGAACATTGACAACCGATATTTCCAATAATTCTTGCTTTGTAAAGTTTCTGCCACCCTCATTGTTCATTTTCATATCAACTGGTCTGAAACCTACAGAAAGAGCTGTCAAATCTCCAGAACGAACAAGTTTCTCAACATCTGTTGATAGTTGTGTCTGTCCATTGAACTTTGCCTTTCCTACAAGTTTGCCATCATCGACCTTTACCCAAAGAACTCTTCCTATAGGGAGTTTTGACTGATCGTGTCCCCATAACAAAGGACCACCATCTTTGAATTGCTCAAGTACCCAACCATTTGGTTCGATTACATCATTCTCCCTATCGGATCTTGCTGTTGATGCAGTAAATACAAATTCCCCTTTTCCATTTGGGTTTTCTTTAATTACTGCACTTGCGAATTGTTTGTTTTCCATAATTACCTCTTTATCCTCTTCTTTTTTAATTTGTGCAACTTTCTTTCTAGACCAAGAGAAACCAGGATCTCCACCCCATAAAGCCCAAGCTATCCGACCATTGGATGGGTAACCTTTTTCACCTTTCCTAAAGCCCTCTGCTTTTTTGTCCACTTCATGTCTTGAGAAAAAGCTGAACATCCTCTTGACTGTTCTTGGGGACATGTCCTTTCCATTTGAAATGTCCCTTGCTCTGGATATTCCCACCCTAGTTCCACCTCTGCCAAATTCTCTTCTCCAAGCAAGTCCTCTTTTAGCTTCTTCAACCATTCCACCTGTAGGTTTAAGGTTTATGTCGCTAATCGCTTTCTCTTCCACAAAATCTCCTAAATCTAATTTACAGTTGTGTGTATATTACTCATATTTTTGAAAAAAGCAAATTTTTTACAACTCTTCTCGCTTTAAAGGTCGGTGTGTACACCTGCAATTAACAACTTCATACGCTGGTCCAGCAGGATCTAAAGGATACATAAGACCATTTGAGAATGGTTCGTTTACCCTGACAACCTCGCCATTGATAATGCCATGACTTTCCCTTTCTTTTCCATCCATAGTGGTATTCCATTGTTTGTGTGTAACATTGTCAGATTCCATATAGACCTGATGGCTACCTCTGTTGATTGCTCTTAAAGATTCAGTTCTTGCTATCCTTTCTGCCCTAAATCCATTGATGTTCACTACCCTGTTTACGATTTCTTGGGCTTGGTTCACAGAACCACCAGCAATAAGGACATTCACAAGGCTTTCCCTTGTTGTCTTGTATATGTCATCAAGAACAGTATTGAACATTGCTCTTCTTTCCATAAGGTAATCATCAACCCAACCAGCAGACATGTCAAAAGCTTCAGCATGTCTTGCCTGTTTTGCTCCATAAATGAAACCAGCAGACAATGTTGCGATTATGTAAGGTGTTATGTCATCCATCAATGTTTCAAGTTCTTCATTCATGTTTGGCATGACTATGTCAATGGAATTTGCATCAAGTTGCTTGTCCATTTTTTTTGCTGACTTGTTTGCGTTCTTTAGGTTGTTGTTTATCTTCTTTACGAGTGCTGATATGTATTTCTGTACTGACTTGTCCATTGGTTCAGCAAGTTTATCTGCTGATGCCAGTTTTGTCTTTATGTCTACCTCTCGTGTTTCCAGAGGTATTAAGAGCGATCTTTTTTTCGTGGCTCTTGATCTTCCAGCGAATCCCAGAGTGCTTTCATCTCATCAACAGGGTAATCCTGTTCAACGATGATTTCATCAACTCCCCTTAATGGAGAATCTGGTGTTGCTAGATTTAGTGGCAAGTATGGTTCATTACCCCATTCAACTGGCTCTAATCCATCCCTATCCCTTTCTTCGTTTATTGTTGTTATCCCAAGCTGTAGGTTTGTCCTTTTTTCCAAAACCCTGAAAGAACTGTCTGAACTTGTCGGATCATCAAAAATCATTATCATGCTTTCTCCAAACATTGGCATTAGCCATTTGTTTATTGATGCCTGTATCTTTGCCAATCTTGGCTTGATAGCATCCTTGATGAATATTCTTTCAGCAGCTTCAACAGATGCCTTGTTCACTTCTGGTCCACCGAGTATTGCATAAGGCACTCTGTAAATGGCGAATATCTCTTGCCATACAGATTCCTTTCCTTTTTGGAACTCAAGCTCTTCAGCAGAAAGTCCCAATCTCTGGAACTCAAAAGAACCAGCATCAAGCACAGCGAGTTTTCCTCTCTGGTTTCTTCCTTGATAAAGCTGATTCCATTGTGTTCTTATCCTTTCGGCATCCTCTTGTGTCAATGGTCTTTGTGATACCAACAGTCCCTCTGGGATTGCCCTATTTCTCAAAAGATTCAATCTTTGCGAACCCATCTCGCTATCTGTGTCTATTGAGAACCTTGCTGCTTCTATTGGAGAGTATCCGTAAAACAATGACTTTGGGTTTGCTGTCTTGAAGTGAAGTATCTCATCTCTGGCAAAAGCTGTTGTTCTGCCATCATCAACAAAACTAGGATATGTGCTGTCTGGACTATCTAAGCTGTAAAGATAACCAGCAACAAGCTGTCCATCATCATCATCTTCCTTTTCAGGAACGACTGTCATGTTTTGGGATAGCAATGGGTGCAGTTCAACTGGAACTCCATTATCATCCCTGACAACATACAGATAGGCGTTTCCTGTAAGATCCAAATCTACAGAAATCCTTTCCATAACCTCTATGTGATCCATCAACGGATTGGGGTTCATGAACAATCTGTAGAAAGGGTTAGAGAAATCAACAATCTTTTCCATCTTGTTGTTTTTTGTCTGATATATGCTGAATGGTGTCAATGCTATCGCATCAGCGATTCTTTTTGTTGCTGCATAAACAGCAGACTTGTAACCACTAACCATCTCTTGTTGTGTCATGTCTGGCACAGTTGTCTTTTTCAACTGCCTGTTTCCAGGACCAGTCGCAACATTCAAGTATCTCTCTGAACTAGGTGGTTTCCTGTTCAATCTTCTCCAGAATGTTGGATTTAATCTGCTAAAGCCTTTCTTAAAATTATCTAAAATACCCATAAACCAGTTCCTCCTGAACCTCTTTTACCCCAAACTGCCAATGCCAAAGCAATGACTGTGTCATCGTGGAAACCAGATGCTGCTTCATACTTGACAAGTCCAGATGGACTTCTCTTAAATTCGTATGCCTGTAGCTCTTCCACCAACACACTTCCCAAAGGATATATAACATCCTCTGTTTCTATGATAAATCCCAGATGTTGGACTATTTCAGATTTGGTCTTGTAGTCAAGGTTTACACCTTGAATGTTCAAGCCATCTCCCCTCAATGCTTCAAAAACTGAAGAACCCATAGCAGTTGCATCTATCCATACAGGGCAGTCCCCATATTTCCTGGATGCTGCCTTGATTCTCACTTTCTGCTGCTCAAATCCGACATCTTGGCATCTATCAATATAGACAACACGATTATTGTCATCCAACACGATAATAACTGTAAAATCGTTTTTTCGTGCCAAATCCACCCCACAAATGTATGTTTTCTCTTTTTTGAAAGGAATCG